CACAGTCGAGTTCCGCGCCCGCCGCGAACCGCCTCACCCTCACCCTGCCAACGATTCGCCCGCCGCAAGCGGTCATGAAGATCATCAACCCGGACCCCGGCAAGAAGCTGATGGACGCGGTTGACGCAATGGTGTCCGAGGTGCTGCCCGCCATACAGGCCGACCACCACCTGAAACACATGCTGCTGCGGATGCGCCACCTCATCGAGGAGGGCGAGGGCTGGGCGGCCAAGGACGAGCGCTGCCTCGTCAACTCGCACATCGCACAGATCGTCGTGCATTACTTCGAGCGGAAGAAGATCCGCCGCATCAGCGTCGAGGCCAGACACCATGTCGGCCAGGGGCGCATCACCGTGTTTGTCAGCGTATTTCACGGCCGCACCGAGGCCACCCGCATCCTGGAGATCACACCATGAATACCCTTGCCGCCATAGAGCGCGAGGCACGCCTGACGCGCGGCATGATTGCCGAGCTGGAGGCCCTCACGCAGCGCTTTGACCAAGCCCTTGTCCGGGCCGAAGACGAGCGCAACCTTCACCTTGCGAAGATCACAGCCGAGCGGGAGCACCTTGCCGAGCTGATCGACGCGGCCGCTCTCATCGTCCAGCACCTTGGCGCCGATGTGCCGATCGAGACGACGCCCACCGAGGCCGAAGTCGCTGCCGTGATGGCGGAGGACGCCGAACGCATTGCCGAGCCCAGCGAGGAGCTGATCGCGGTGGCGGACAGCCCGCAAGACGAGGGCGGACCGGTCACGGACGACCTCTGCCACGAGCTTGAAAACACAACCGCCGAGATCACCGCCGCTGTCGCTGACCTCGCTGCCGAGGTTCCGGCCAGCCCGGACGCCTCCGAGCAGCCCGAAATGGACGACTACCAGGTCGAGCGCGTCGAGGAGACCCTCGCCAGCGCCGAGCCGCGCACGCCGCGCATGTTCAACGCCTTCGCGGCCAATCCTTTTTCCTGATGAGCCGCTACTTCACCCGCGCCGCCTTCGTCGGCACACCGGCCCAGCATGATGCTGACCGCCCGCTGGAGGATTTCGGCGCGGTGCCGTCGATGACGGTGCATGAAGACGATCTCGAAACCTTCACTGGTCTGTATGACGCGTCTGGCCACGAAATCCACCGGACTGAGCGCATCGCGCTGGGCTTCGGTCGCAACTAACCACGGGGCGTGGTTCCTCACCGTAGCGATACGGCAACTCATTCCCCGGCGCGGTGCCTGACCCAAACAGGCTGACCCCATCACCCAGCCGCGTCGGGGGATACTTTCCAAGGATCCTTCCATGATCGGCACCACCTTCCGCGCCACCGGCCATGTTCTCGGCGCCATGCCCTTCCTCATCGTGCCCATGATCCTCTACGTGATCGCCGGGCAGCTCGGCTCGCACGAGGCGCTGCTCTATGGGGGCACGCTACCGAGCGGGGCCCATGTCAGCGTGACCGCTGGCGCGGGGCTCGTGCTGATCGGCATCGGGTGCCTTATGCTCGAAGCGCTCAAGAGCACGCACACCGGCACGCGCGGCATGGTAGACCAGACGCTGAGCATCTTCCTGCTGGGCGCTGCGCTCGTTGCGTTCGTCGTCCTGCCCGCCTTCGGCACACTCACCTTCGCCATGCTTCTCGCGCTGCAACTGGCAGACGTGCTTATGGCGGCGATCATCGGCATCAAAGTCGCGCGGCGCGACATCGGACTTAACGCCTAACGGAGACCCCCATGGCAGCCCCTCAGACCACATCCATCACTATCCCCAAGCCCAATTTCCCCTCGATCATCGAGGGCATCATCGACCTCGCCATCGTGGTGTTTTCTTTCAACGTCATCGGCAGCTTCTTCCTGAAGGACGGCGTTCCGCTCACCGACCAGATGACCGGCCTCGCCATGACGCTCGCGGGCACCGCTGTCGTGGTGAAGTGGGTGCTGAGCACGAAGATTTGGGCGAAGTAGACTTGAGCAAGCGCGCCTCAAAAAAGAGCAAAGCGCTTACTGACGACATCTGCGCCCGCATAAGCGCAGGCGAAAGCCTGCGCGCCGTGTGCCGCGACGATGGAATGCCCGCCCCCTCTACTTTTCTGCTTTGGGTGAAGGATGACGAGGCGCTCGCTGAACAGTACGCGCGCGCGATGGAAGCGCGGGCCGATGCTTTGTTTGACGAAATGTTCGATATTGCCGATGATGCCCGCAATGACTGGATGGAAAAGCTCAATCGAGACGGCGAGGTTGTTGGCGAAATCCTGAACAAAGAGGCCGTGATGCGCTCATCGCTTCGTGTCGATGTGCGCAAGTGGGCGCTCGCCCGCATGGCTCCGAAGAAGTACGGAGACAAGGTTGACCACAATGTCTCTGGCCAGATCGCTGTCATCTCAAGAGAAGACGAGCAGCTTTGACCTGACCGATAAGCAGAAGGAGATAAGGTCTCTTCTGTCCGGCCCGCAAATGCACACGCTGATTTACGGCGGGTCTCGATCAGGCAAAACTTTCCTGCTGAATTACGCAATAGCGGTAAGGGCGATCAGAGCGCCCAATAGCCGCCACGTCATTGCCCGCCTCCACAACATCGACGTGCGTCAGTCCGTGATGGGCGACACGTTCCCCAAGATGATGCGCCTGGCGTTCCCCGGTGTCCGCTACAAGCCGAACAAGGTTGATCAGTTCGTCACCCTCTCGAATGGTAGCGAAGTCTGGTTTGCGGGGCTGGATGACAAGGATCGGGTTGAAAAGATCCTCGGTAAGGAATTCGCGACGGTATACGTCAACGAGACCTCGCAGGTCTCTTACACTTCGGTTGAGACCCTTCGGACACGTCTGGCGCAAGGCGTCGAAACATCCGATGGCCGCCCCTTGCCATTGCGGGCTTATTACGACCTCAACCCCACCGGGCGCTCGCATTGGACCTATCGCGAGTTTCACATGGGCATAAAGCCCACAGGCGAGGCGGTCCGAAACCCGGACGACTTCCGCTATGCCGTGATGAACCCCGGCGATAATCCGCACCTTCCCGGCGCTTATCTTGAGGCCCTTGAGGGGTTGTCCAGCAGGCAACGCAAGCGCTTCCTTGAGGGCGAGTATCTGGCAGATGTGCCGGGCGCGCTGTGGAACTCCGGCATGATCGATGCCAGCCGCGTGCCTTGGTTTGACACATCGCAGATAACGCGCATCGTGGTCGCCATAGACCCCGCCATCAGCGCCAACGATGAAAGCAACGAAACCGGCATCATTGTTGCCGGCGTGGTTGGCGCCGGGCAGACAGCCAAGGGTTATGTTCTGCAAGACGCTTCGGGGCGTTATACCCCGGGAGAGTGGGCCAAGAAGGCCCGCGATCTTTATGACGAATGGGGCGCGGATCGAATCGTGGCTGAGGGCAACCAGGGCGGCGCAATGGTAGAGGCAACGATCCGCAGCGCCGGGAAGAACCTTCCGGTCAAGATTGTCCACGCCTCACGAGGCAAGCAAGCCCGCGCCGAGCCTGTGGCAGCTTTGTACGAGAAGGGCCGCGTCCATCATGTCGGTCTTTTGCGAGACCGCGATGGGCATACAGGCCTTGAAGATCAACTGACGAGCTGGGTGCCCGGCGAGTCGGATAGCCCGGACCGATTGGATGCGCTCGTCTGGGCGATCACTGAACTAATGATTGTGGGGGAACCCACCCGCCTGCGCCCGGTTGTTTTAGGATAGGATCATGTCAACCAAGCCCGGCTCGCCGCGCAATACAGGCGCTGAGTATCAAGCGCATATCGCGGCGGTCGAGAAGGTGCGTGCCTTCGTCGAGGGCGGTGTGAGCGCCTATGTTCGCCGCCTTGGCGGGCACACAAACGAGGACTACGAGAAGTTTCAGGAGTGGGCATATTACCTGCCCGCCGTGCCGCGAACGCTGGACGCCTTCGCCGGGCTCGTGATGACGCCGGAGCCGGTGATCTCGGATGCACCGGAGAGCTTCCAGCCATACCTTGACGACTTGACCGCCGATGGCGAGCCGTTCCAGCGGGTCTGCTTCCGGGCAGTGGAGGAGGTCAGCGCGACTGGCCGACACTGCCTGCTCGTGGACTACGTGGCTGCGCCGGACGCCGAGAATCTGAGCCGCCT